ACGGAAATATCAGAATCAGCAAGAAGTGACTTTGCCAAAATTTGAAAAAATAAAAGTAAAAGAATATAAAAGCTAAGAGAAACTTGAAAGTTATAAAATAAGCTTCATTTTTTAATTTTATATTTACACTAGTTCAATCTAAAAAAATCTAAACTCAACTTTAACGAATTAAGCAAAAAGTTGAGCTAAACGACTATACATGATAATGTAGTAAGGCAAATAATTATAGTCAATACTCGGATGATTCTGTCTCAGACCTAAAAGAACGTCCTGGAACCAGACATTGTTGAAGAGATTCTCTTTTTGAGCGTAACTCTCAAACTTCAATAACTTCACTAAATATTCTAAGACTTCCTTTCTGTGTCCGTCTCTTATTAGGAAAGCATTGAAACTCTTGTACATGATATTCTGACTAACATAAGGTTCAAAGACTTTCTTGATAAATTCATCACTATGATAGATACTAATTCCGTTATAGTCAATATTAACTTCAATTCCCGGAATTCTCTCAGCAATTCTCTTTATCTTCATAAACATCAATCTTTCTTTCACGTTAGCCCATAAATAGTCAGTAAGCCTGGCACTATAATATCTTGTACTCTTAAAGTATAATTCCCTACCGTGATCGCGTAAATAAGCTTTCTTTGCTTGAATATAGTTTTGCCAAACTATTTCATCTATTGTCTGCAAATTGAATAATGTCATTTCTTGATATTCCTTTCCGTCACTTGCCCACGGCATTACTCTTATCTCAACTGTTTGACTATCATTGTGTTTATAGATGCTTGCAAAATTGATAAAGTGATAACGGTCTCCGTTTTTCTGATTATCATCTATATCAGACAAATCTTCAAAATCTTTGCTATATCTATTTGACAATCTATTAATATACTTTCTATTGCCCTTAAATCTCTCTAAGAATTTCTGCTTAAATTGAGAAATTGTAGTTGGTAATGAAAGAACATAATAGAATACTGTACTTGATAAGCGTAGATGTTGATGATTACCGCAGGAACTATTTTGATAGAACCCGAATCTCTTTGAAATTTCATCATAAATCTCTCCAAATAATTCTGCAACTCTCTCGTAATTAGATGCCGGCGACCAGAAAGTTATCTCTATGTCTGTTTCATTAGAATTTTCAGTTTCAATCGAACCGTCATGATGACTCTCTACACTTTTTATTAATCCCTTACTTTCATATTTATTTTTTAAAAAATCTAACATATCTTCTACTCGAGAATATTCTACTATTCCTTCTAACTCAACCCCAACCGAACTAATTATTTTTCTCATAATTAGAATTATAGAGAAATAGATATTTAAAACTTTTGCTAATCAAAGACATAAGAAGAAACGCAAAAAAACGCTTAGCTTAAAAATAGAAAATTAAAAAAATTATGAATTTGCTCATAAGTCATAGATATCATAGTTTTTACTTCTATAGCTATAGTAGTAATACCAGTCCTTAATTTCTCTTTGCTTAATTATTTTGAAAGTATTAGTATCAAGCAACACTATCTTATTTTCAATTTCTGTTTTTGGAACTACTAATTTGAATTTAAGGTCACCGACTTGATAGTATTGCGATAATATGCTATCTAGAGATTCATTACTTATTAATATTAGATTTTTGAGATAGTATAATTTTGCAGATTTATGCTTACTAATAATTAGCAATCTTGAAGAATCTAAGGAATTGCAGTATGCCACGCCGTAAAATCCCTCAACATCAATAGCTTCTAAATTCTCTGAATTAATTGCTTCTTCATTCTTTGAGAAGAACTCATAGCTATCAGAATTATCGTTAAGCTCTTTCTTGCTTAATGAATAGTAATAGCTGTATCCGTAATAGCCATTATGTGAACATAAATAGTTACCAATTTTCCAACCGTGTATATTTTGCTCCGATACAGAACCGCTTGTTGCTTTTCTTAAATGCATATGCAATAATGTATTATTGTCAATTTTCAGATTCTGCAACTTCTTTTCAAATTGTGCATAATCGAGAGTTCTAATTATCTGATTTGATAGAGAACTATAGAGAAAAGCACCGTCATCATTATATCTGAATTCCTTAAATATCTCCTTTAGCAAATTCTTTACTTCTTTCTTTTGCTTTTTGTTTATATTTATTGTTTTTAATATAAGATTATAGCACATGAAGCTCACCTCAATTTAAGATTCTGCAATATCTGCTAATTAAAGGGTCATCTACGGGCGGTAACTTTACAAGTAGATGCGTTGGCAAAGTTAGCACAAAACTTTTAGTTATTAAGTAGAAATATCTGAAATCTGACGGTATTAGTTTCACTAACTCTCTTGCTAAATGATCATAGTCTACAGTTTCATGAAGTATCAAATTCGCATCAACCCATTCTCCGTAGTATACTTCAGCGTTCTTAAATATTAGCACATCTTCATATCCTTCTAAAATTCCAAAATTCCAAGAGAATTCATTTATTACAAATTTCTCATTTTGCAGAATATGAAGTAAGAAAAACTTCTTGTTTAGATTTACAACTATATCTTTATCTATTACGACTATTTTCATTTGCATCACTATCTATATAATTCGCTTTTATCATTTAAAAATTTATCTGTTTCTCTCTATAATAGGACAAGTCAAGCAATATTCATAATATGTCAAATATAGCTTAGAGTTTACAAAAGTCTCGATTCGACAAATTGCTTATAATGAATATTTTGAATATGTGCAGAGCGTAGAATAGTCTTAAATTTGTCAACTTCAGCTTTTGAATTATGAAAAAAGGAGTACATGTAATTTATAAATGCGGATATTGCGGATATACATTATTAGATGCAAGAAGTTACGATTTACTAAGTATAAAATTATATTCAAATGCTGAACTTCTAAAATCATTAAATTATGAATGTCCTAATTGTCATAAAAAATTTGTTGGAGTTAAAAAAATAGAAGTATCTTACGAAGGTTAGAAGCCCCTCTTCTTGAGATACTCATCTAAAGCTTCAGAAATAGCGTCCTTTATTTTCATATTGTTTTTTGCACAATACATCTTTAATCTGACTTTTAACTCTCTTGAAATTACTATTCCAAAACTTACTTTCTCTTCTTGCATTTTCTCTCAATTTTTAAAAAGTGATATTGACAAATAAATAAGTATCTAATGATGAAAACAGTGACTCCACAAATCTACAAATATTCCCGTTGAGACTACAATATCTGCAATTGCAATAAACTTAACTAAAGAAATATTAGTTGTAAAGTACAAGATAATATTTAGCAGAATTAGAATTAGTAAGCCATATAAATCATGAGTTTTCCCGTGAGTAAAATAATACCACATTCTGCAAGATTCTGAATTATGAAACTCTGGAGTTTTGAAATTAGGACTTGCAAGCTTCAACAAGATGGTTGCAATTACAATTTCAACAACATCATCAATCGGAATATGATAATAAACGGGATAATACCACGCGTAATTGAACGGTAAAGAATTATCAAGAATCCAGTAAAAGACATCTTCAATTGTCATACTGTAGAGAAAAAGTGAAAATGTCAAAGTTACACTCGGAACTAATGAAATTACAAAAAAGAAAATGAAATAAATCACGCGATAAATGTAAGGGTTGATATAAAGATAGAACGGCGTCTTAACTTCAACAAACGCGTAAGTAATTGAAAAAATGACAATAAGTAACGTCTTAAAGAATAAATATCTACTTATCATTTCAAAATCCCCAAATATCTATAAATCAGCTTTTTTAACCAAGTTGCTTCTGTAAATTCTCTAGAATTTGCAAAAGGTACAGTGTTTTCAACTATATATTTCTCAACCTCTTGTAAATATATCGGGAATGGAGCATTTAATACCGGAATCCCGGTCTCCAAGGTATAAAATAAAATTTCAAGCGGGTTATATTCAACAAAATATTCATGAGTCTTCTTAGGAAAAGCCAAAAATACTCTGTAGTAATTCGGCAAATTGTTCGGAGCTGAAAACCCGCATTCTTCAAGCGTGAGCTTCTTAAACGCCGGAACATAGAAAACGCCAGCATAATTCAAATTTCCATCAACATCTTGTATAACTGCCACTCTGTATGGATAATTATAATATTTATTTTCATTAGTTATGAATTTGATAATTCCAAAAGCTTTGTATACCTCTGTATAGAAATTCAAGAATGCGTAAGGCTGAACTTCTTGAGTCCCTCTCACAAGTACAAATTCTCTATCAATTCCTGAATTATTGTAAATTACCCAATTTAAACAACCAGTATTTTCATCAAAATTTTGCCAAATTACGCCGTAACCCAACTCTTGCTCAAGATTTGATAACTTCTTTAGCTCTGTTTCTTCAAAATTTTCAACTAGAAATTTAGAATTTTTTCTCAATTTTTCTAATGTTTGCTTCTGCATAATATTTTTTTATCACTTTGACTTTAATAAACTTAGCATGAGCGACCAAACTCTTAATATTATAGCTTTTCTAGTTCATAGTGTACTATTTGCAGTTTTTCTATTCTTAGCTGTTGTAAATCCAGAATTATTCAAATGTCAAAATTTTATGAATATTCTATATATTTTATTATCAACTCTGCTAATTCATGGAGGATATAATCTAGGGAAAAAATCTTGAATTCTGTTTCATCATATAAGCAAAAACCCTTTCAAAATCGCCTTTTGTCTTCGGAACTAATTCTATCCGAATATCTGCATGCAGAGGCATCTTTTCATGAACTTCAGAATAGTCCAATCTTCTATTGAGAAATACTAAAACATGATAATGCAGACCACGACTGACTTGCGTAAGCTCTTTTACAGAGAAAATATGAGCAGACCTATCAAAATTGTAAATATATTGTCGAAATTTTTTATAAATCGGAATAGTTGAACCGAACTTGTAATTTGTTGCAATTGTGACAAAATATGTAAAAGCAGAAGAGAAATGAAGACCTAGAAGTTTTTCATAATTCATAATTGAAATCGCAAAAGTGACATTTAAAAAATTTCTCGAAATCTTTAAAAATTTTAACGCTAAGACTTGACATAATGAAAAGCATAAAAAGACATATAATCATAAGACTACCTAAGAGCAAGCTAAGATTTTTTAATGAAAATAAAGACAAAATTCTACAAATTATTGATGAGATAATTCAGAAAAATATAGAAATTAGAAGAATTGAAGACTTAGAAATATATAGCGAAAGAGTTAGCCTAACTGTAGATGAACTATATTATGAAAAACTAGAAGAATTAGCTAAAAAATATAATATGCCGATATCAACTCTAATTAGAAATATAATATTCCAAATAAGTTAAATCTTTTTTTATCTAACTTCTGACTCTGTAAATTTTAGATTCCTAACTCTTTAACTCTACAATTTTATATTTGTCAAACTTTTTATCTATCTTAATGGCGTCCTTAAAAGAAATAATAGATGAAATAGGAAGTCAAGCAAAGCAAAGTAACAAACCTGTCTCAAGAGTACTAAAAATTAAAGGAACAAAAAGACTAGTCGTTCAACTTAATGCAGTGCCGAACGGGAATTCTGTAAGATATAGCATGACAATTCACTCTGCTAACAACTTTAGAAAGCAAATCGGAATTACTGCTAATGATGCGGAAGATTTAAAAATAATTAGCGAATTCCTATCAAAATATGCTGATTTACTAAATACATATGTAAAATTCACTGGAAGAAATAATAATTCAGTACAAGAAGAAGAACTTGATATAGAAGAAGAGCAACACCAACAGTCTAAAAAATCGCAAAAGAAGAACGTGGAAGATGAATTTTAAAAAAGTCAAACTCTAACTTTTTTTTCATGTCTCAAATTGAAAATAAGCCTTCTTTTCTCCAAAAAGAGATAGCACATTCTTTTTATTATAATCCCCGTGACACAGAGCGAATTTTGAATATTATCATCGGAGAAAAGCAAATTGAAGAAAAGAAAAGAATTGAGATTTTTAAAGCTTACAAACGCGGAATTGATAATCAATATTTTCAATCGTATCTGCTATTTAATGATGAAGTAAAATTTATCTCAAAGATCACTAACTTTAAAGTAAAAGATAACCAAGTACTTGCAAGATTCCAAAACGGCTTTGTTGCAGAGTTTGACCCTCACCTTATCGCTGATAACCCAGAGGACTTTTATAACTTGATATCTTCTTACATGCTTGTAAAAATTAGAAGAGGATCGGATAGTTGGTACATTTACGACATTTATAGTATTGAACCGCCAAACAACTATGAAATTGCAAAAGAATTATTTGAAGAAGCTGATGCAGAACATCAATTATATGCCTTATTACTGCAAGCATTCGGATATGACCCAACAAAAATGGACGTAAATGACATTTTCCTATTTCTTCCGAGATTATTCCCACTCTTCAAATCTCCAATTACAAAGAGACAAATTAACTATATTGAAATTTCAAATAGAGGAACTGGAAAAACTACAACATTTATGATATTACAAGAAGTATTTAATTTCCGTTATTACACTGAGGCACCAACATACGCTAACTTAGTTTACGACGCAAGAAATAATATGTACGGAGCGGTGTTTTTGTCTAACGGATTGATTTTTGATGAAATTCAAACTTGGAAAGATAACCTTTCAAAAAATAATTTGAACGCTATAAATTCAACTCTATCAACTGGAATAGAAAATTGTATTTGGACTAGAGGCTCTGGGACGGAATCAAAATCCGCAATTATTCAAAAATGCTTGCCGATTATTTACGCCGGAAACCCTTACAGTTACACAATTAACAGACTCTCAACTCCAGATGTAGAAGACTACTTAGCGAATTACGAGATTTTTACTCCGGCAATTTTAGATAGAATTCATATTATCCAAATTGCACTCAAAAAAACTTACGACCAAATTATAAATGCAAGAGTCCTATATCCTTCAATTCTTAGAGCTTTAGTTGAACTAATTCAAGACAAAATTAACAAAACTACAAACTATATAAATTGCGAAAATTTGCAATCTAGGAGACAAGAACAATCAATTGATATTCAGATTTTACTGCAAGCTCTCGGAATAGATATTGGAATTGGGCAAAGACAAAATGATGAAATTTGTAAACAGATATCATTATTAATGAGATATTTCAATTTATCAGAGTGATATATATGGATTATGAAAAAATAATTAAGGAAAGTTTTAATGTAAAATATCCAGAAGATACAATTTTCCCGAGTGAAATCGGAATTTGTTTCAGAAGAAGTTACCTAAGCAGAAAAACAACATTCCAGAAGAAAATTAATGAATTTTACATGGATTTGGGAATACAATATCATGAGCATATTGAAAGCTATCTAGTTGAGAAATTGAATTGTAAAAATGAAGTTGTAATTAATGATGAAATTGAAGGAATGAAAATCTCCGCAAGAATTGACCTAATTTGCGGGAATGATTTGATTGAATTAAAAACTATAAGTCATGAAATTTTTCAAGTTAAAGAATACCACTTGTACCAAGTTGCAATTTACTACTATCTCTTGAAGAAGCAAAATTACAAAATTGACAATGTATATATCATTTATCTGAATAGGACGACTAAAGAAGTCAAACAATTAAGAATTGATGATGTTCTCTTAGAAGTTTACGTTAAGAAAGCAATTGATTGGATAAAGAAAATGAAGGAATATTTAAGTCAGCCGGATTATAAAAAAGTACCAGGGCTAAATAACAAATTCTGCACTAATTGCGAATTTATAAACTACTGCTATGGCAAATTGTTCTAGAAAAAACTTTTAATATCTAAATCTCTAAAATATAAGTGTGAGAAAAATGAACTCACAAGAAACGGACAAATGGAAGGAAAACATAAGATACATAGTTAGACAAGTCACAAAAAAACAAATCAGTGAAGTACTAACAAGCCTATTTGAACTAGAAGATATGCCAGAAATAATTGCTTTAAATAGAGGGAAAACAAGTATAAAAGGATATATACTAATTAAGAAAAAAGTATTCGAATTTGCTATAATTTTCTTAAAGCAAGAAAACGAGCTAAAAATGGTAGTGGACTTATATTTTGGAAAACATGCATTAGTCAGAAATTCAACAATTATAATTGAAGAAAATGAAACAGAAATTGACATATACCTAAGCGAAAATAAACAATATTTGCTAAGTGTTTACTTCTAAACTTCAAATCTAACACATTTTTTTATATCTAATTTTTCTTGATTTTCGGATAAAATTACATCTTGCTTATAAGAAAAAATATATATGAAATTAGAAAACTAAGAATAACAGAACTGCAAAACTAGAGAGCTAAAGAAACTGGAAACTAAGAAATTAGAACAAAATAAAAAAAGAAATAGCTTAATATAAATCTAACGATCTCCATCCTTGCGGATAACTGAAGACATAAACTGTTTCATGTTCTTGCAACTCACCTTCGTAATCATCTGCAGTTTTACGTAATAGAATGACTGTTTTGGTTTTCGGAATAAAAGCATATAAGAATTCGTTTGTTGTCGGATAGCTATAGACATGATTCATAACTACTCTTTCTACCTCTCCATGCAATACTTCAACTCTTGCATAATCTGTGAATGATTCACCTGGTCTATCCCATTCACTTAACATCAGTATTAACTTTGCTTCCTCTTTGCCCTCTCTCACTGCTTTAAGAATTAATTCTCTTCTCTGCTCAATTGTCAATTGACTCAAATCTAACAAATTTATTTCTTCTTCCTTCTTACTCATTCTCCTATCACCGAAATAATCTATGTCAATTCTCATTTTTAAATCTTTCTCTTAACTTCTATCTCTCTAAATCTCTATTTTTTTATGAGAAAAACAGAAAACAAAAACAGAAGAAAAAATCAATTTTCCTTAATGAAACTTAACGAATAACCTTGTTTTAGTAAGCAATATAATTTAAAAATTGAATCTGTGGCATATTCCTCAATTTTCGGAGTTTCTGGCAACCTTTTCAAAATGCTAATTATATCATCTGGAGCATCATATTCTGCATAATATTTAACTTTAATTGAATGATTCTCAACTATATAAAATCGATAACAATATATTTTACGTTGTAATTCGTTAATATAGACAATTAAATTCGGGAATCCAGATATTCTTTCATGACTAGCTATATATTTCACTTTG